AAGAGATCTTGCTTTTGCAATAGCGTGTGGTGAAGAACGAGCATTGCTAAGGTTGATCGAAGGGACTTTTGTCACGCTTGACCACGCCATGCAATCGGAAATTGCCGTCACTGCCGAAAAATCAAACTTGCCCGTCAAGGTTAGATCGGTAATGCCTGTACTTTGATAAAACATATTGCGCGCTTCAGACGGTCGGGCGACATATTTCGGTTTTAAATTGGTCTGCGTCCAGCCTTTCCCCGCAAATGCGTTGTAATAGTCCGTCCGCGTTCCGTTCGATTGGTAATCGTCCCAAAACGCGTCGTATTCGCTCTTTTTGCCCGCCTCGAAAACCGCGTCCACCTTGCTTTCGAAGTCCTGCGGGTTAATCGTTCCCGACGTTCCCAGCTTTGCGCGGAATTTTGCGGCAAGGGAGGTCAAAAATTCGGTCAAATTGTTCGTCTTTGCCATGTTAACCTCCTTATACCGCCGTGTTCAGCGCCGTCGTGATCGCCGACGTCACGGTGTCGTCGACGTATTTTTTGGTGGCGGCGTCGGTATCGCTTGTAGGATACGTTACCCCCGATATATTGAGTGTACCGTTGTCGCTGTATATGTTTATCGTACCGCCGCGAACCGCTCCAATATAAAGTTTACCTCCCGTCGAGCCGACCTCAATTAATTCTGTAGATGAAACGGAACTCGGTACAAACATTGATACCGCGTCCGCTCTTGTGATGTACTTTGAAAACTCCGCCTGTGTTTCATCTATACCGCCCGCAAGGCTGTTTATATCGCTTGCATGGATATATTCACCTGTTTGCTTGTCCGTCCATGAAAATGTAAATGCCATTTTGTACCTCCCTTACATGTATTTCGCCGTTCCGTATTTCGCTGTTCCGTATACGCTCGGAAATACGATTTTCTTTTCCTCATCGGGAGAAAGAACGTCTGCGACAATATTACAAAAGATATTGCTTGCCGAAAAAGTAAAATCCATCGACTTTATTGCACAATAATATGATTTACCCCAAATGGCGGGAATTGACACAATATCGCCGAGTTTTTCCCCGCTGTATTTCACCTTGAACGATACTTCTTTTGTGCGCCCGAAATACACGTAAACGCGGTTCGCCGTATCATCCGAAAAGAACGGAAGAATAACGTTATTCTTTGCCTTGTTTTTGTCGTAGATAATTGTCTTTTTGTGTTCGAAGGTATACGGCAATGCACCCTCGACCGAAGCCGGTACGAATACTTCGCGCCATCCGATATTTCCGAGTGCATATCTCACGCCGCTTTCGTCGGTGTATGTTGTTTCTATACCCTCCCAAGGATAGTGCGTTGAAAAATAACTCTCAACTTCCGCAAGCTTCGCAAGGTCAATTTGATACGTAAAACTTCCGTCAAAATTTTGTATCGCCGTGAAATAATGCTCTGTCGTTATCTTGCCGTCGGGGAAAATATCGGTTTCTATACCATCTTTCATAAGCGTTATAATTGAATCGACCTGCTTTTTGGGGTTTACATTTCCCGTTAAGTCGTTTTCCGCTTGCTGTTTTATTCCGTCTATTTCAAACTCTCTGTCCAACGCGGGCGAAGCGGTAAACGGGTCTATTTTTGTTTTTGCTCCGCCGTTTATGGGGAAATATCCCTTTACATGCTTCACCGCGCCCGTTTGTGGGTCTACGTTCAAATACTGCCGATACAGATTTATAATCCCTACATCGTTCGTTTTTTCTGTAACCGCCGCGTCGGAATAAAGATCGTTTGCTGTGTATATTTTTTCGATATTGTACGTTATGGGGTCTGGGATTATCTTTACACCCTCGTTTTTCAGCGTATCGAAGCGGAAACCATATCCGAACGCCATCATTTGAAAAAGCTCGCGCATACTGCTTTTTTGCGTCGGCGTTGTCTTTTCGTTTCCCGGACTTACGTCGCTGTTGGTATCGTTGTACCCCGAAGGATAAGAAGCCGTCACTTTAAAATCGGAAAGCGCGCTATCGACCGTGACAGGGATATTCAAATTATCTTGCAAATTGTCCGAGAGATACTTTTCAAGCGGAGCGTCGGTCACGAATACACCATAATAGCAAGCGTTTTCAAGCATTGCTATAGAATCTATACCCGTTACGTGCCATTTTGTTTCCGCCGTTCTCTCGCTTGTTTCGACGAAGAACACGCCGAACAATTCACCACCGCTGTAGTATTTGATTTTTTCGCCCTTTGAAAATTCAAGGACTTGTTTGGATAATACCTCAAAATCGCACGAGCCGCCCTCAAGCTCCGCGCCCGTGTCGTCGCTTGCCATATAGCAACTCTGACTTGAAATATGACCGTCCGCTTCCTGCGTAGAAGCCGAGGACGGGAGGAACGTGTATTTCAACGTCCCGTCCGTCTTGTAAACCTTTATCGTATTCATGTTTCACCCGCCAATCGGAACGCCGACATAGCAACAAAGTTAATTTGCATTTCATAAAACCAATTTTCGCCGTCCGTTTTGAAACGTTTCAGATTATCCGAACCGCTCGTAACGTACATTTTTTGCGTTATGGTCTTATTCGCAAAGGGCAAAGAAATTATGTGGTAATCCACGGGCGCAGACAAAAGCCAATACAGATTATTGTATTCGGTTTCGTGTTCCAATTTGCAACGGAATTTTGCCGTATAATTATAGTACGTTCCGATTACATCGCGCACCATATCGCCCGCCATGGTTCTCCCCGCTTCTTGTCCGTCCAAAACGCTGAAATTTCGCGTTATGGACATTATTCGCACGTTCGGGAAGGTTTGCGAATCAATAACAAATGGGCTTGTAAGCTTGTCTTGCAAATCCATTATACTTGACCTCCCGTAAGCAAATTCTTTCCGCGATATTTGTTCGTCTGCGATATTTTCGGCGCAAGGTATCGAATCAACCGCGCTTCAGTTCCCGTGAAGTTAATATCGACCGACGTACCCATGCCTCCGCCCATCTTCTCGGCAAGCTTTTCGGCAAGCGTGTCCATCCATTCGGTATTACGTTCCAAGGGAAGGACGGCTTCTTTGCCCGCTTCGCCGATGGTCGCATACGTTTTGGACGGCACGATTCCACCGCGGGCAAGTTCAACGCGCGGAATGCTTACCTTGCTCAGATTGAAGCCGAATTTCGTACCGCCGATTACGGGAACATCGTCGGGAATATCGATAGACAATTTGTTCAATTGCTCAATTGCGAAGTTTACGCCTTTTTCGATTACCCAAATAACGCCGTTTATAGCGGCGGCAAAACCTTGCTTCAAACCGTCCCCGATCTTTCCCGCAAGGTCTTTCCACTTTTTCGCGGTAAACCACGGAGCGATTTTTTCGTTATACCACTGCGATATGCCTTCCCATGCTTCTTTAAGCTTTTCAAGAATTAAATTCCACACGGGGTCTTCTGCTTCGGCAAGGTTTTTGGACGCTTTTTTAATAAGTGCCATGCCCAGTGGAAGTCCCGCAAGCGTGAAGCAAAGCAAGATTCCGAGAACCAAAAGCCCCCACGTTTTCATCCACTGCCCTATAGCTTCAAATGCACCCGATATTTTTTCTTTGAGAAAATCCCAGTTCAGCGCGACTTCGGCGGCAAGACCTGCCGCACCTGCGGCGATAAGCCCAATTCCGAGAGGTAATCCAACGCCCGTTACACACAAAATAATACCGAGAACCAACAATGCTATAGAAATTCCGATAATAAGTCCCGCATTATCTTCAAAGAATTTTTTTATATCATTGAATATTTTTTCGGGGTTCAATGCTACTGCCGCCGCAAGCGCCGCCGCGCCTGCGACAATAAGACCGATTCCGAGAGGTAGTCCCACACCCGAAATACAAAGGATTATACCAAGTATAACGAGTGCAATCCCAACCCCCGCTATAAGTGTTGCGTTATCACTCATGAATTTTTTTATATCTTCAAATATTTTACTCGGGTTTAGCGTTACGGCAGTTACAAGCGCCGTTGCGCCAAACAATACAAGTGCTATGCCTATATGCACGCCAACGCCCGTAGCAAGTAAAATCACGCCAAGCAAGAGCATTGCAAGCCCCACGCCCGCTATAAGTGTTGCATTCTCTTCGATAAACTTCGTGATCATTGTTTTCATGCCCGATTCGTTAAGCACGACGGAAGAAACGGAGAAAAGCGCTATGCCAGCGATTATGCACCCCAAGCCAATAGGGAAATTCCCAAACATTACCAAAATAACGCCTATCACAGCAAGAAAAGCGCCGATCACTTGCCCCATTTCGGCAAGTTTTGTTTGTACGGTTGATTTAGGATCGTTTTCTTGTAGTACCGCCACACCACTCGACGCGGAAGTTATTCCGACAAGAATCAACCCTATTCCAGGCAAAATTTGCCCAAAACACAGAAGCACAACACCGAGCGCCAACGCGAAGCCTCCGACCGCTTCCATAACACGCGCTAATTCGTCGGATACGGTTTGCGCAAGCCCGCCCGTTTGACCTTCAATACCGCCACTCGGTATACCTGAAACGGCTGTTTCCCCCGCCGCCGCGCTCGCCATCTCTGCTACGTTGTCGGATGTTCCACCCGTTAAAATGTTCAGTTCATCGAAAGAAGCATTCATTTTGTCGGCGGCTTTTTTTGCGTCCTTTGCGGATTTTGCCGTAGCTTTCATGTTTTTCGAAACGGCTTTCGTGTTATCCTTTGTTTCCTCTACGGCTTGTTTTGCCGAAGCCGTGACCGTTCCCGCAAAAAGCGCTTTTACACCGTCAATTATACCTTGTGCCGCTCCGATAATCATCTCATATACCGCCGCTGTTATACTCGGTATAAATTTAACAATAATCGTCGTAAGCTTCTGTACAATAATGGGTGCAAGCTTTTCCACAGCTTTACCAATTCCCATTATAGACCTTTCAACAACAGGTTCAATATTGTTTATCCACAGTTCAATTGAATCGCTAAGCGCGGCAATTGATTTTTCAATATCACCACCACCGCCTATTGCTGTTACAACGTTTTTAAACGCCGCTTTCATCATAGACGCCGAACCTTGTATCGTTGTTGCGGCTTCTTTTGCGGTAGTGCCCGTTATGCCCATTCCCTTTGAGACATCGCCGAGACCGCCGTTCAACTCATCCACGCCGCCTTGTATTACGTGAATAGCGTTATACACGTCGGCAAGGTTGTTTATATCGTACTTTACGCCCGTTATTTTCTGCGCGTCAGCTAACAGACGTTCCATTTCGGTCTTTGTTCCGCCGTATCCAAGCTTTAAGTTGTCAAGCAACATGTATTGCTGTTTCGCAAATCCTTGAAAAGCAAGTTGAACACTTTCGTAACTGCTTCCCATTTTGTTTACGTTGTCGGCTATGTCTGTAAGCGCCATGTTTGCTACATCTGCCGCCGCTTCGGTATCGCCACCGAGAGAGGAAATAAGTGCCGCGCTGAAAGTCGTAACGTTCTGCATATACTCGTTCGCGGAAAGCCCTACAGTTTTGTATGCTTCTTCGGCATACCCTTTTACTTTGCCCGCCGCATCCTTGAATAGCGTTTCAATGCCGCCAACGAGCTGTTCATATTCGCCGTAAGCTTCGACGGCTTGCTTTGTCATGGCAACTATCCCTGTAAGCGCCGCCGTCCCTGCCGCAAGGAGCGCTTTAGAAGCGATCTCACCGAATTTCGGAAAGGCTTCCTTTGCGCCCTTTTTGAAGTTTTCGAAGTGCTTCTTGATAATCGGTGTGGCCTTTGCGACCGCCGCTTTTGTCTGCGTTGCGGCATTTTTGGCCATATTTTTTAGCGATTCGCCCGCTTTTTTTGCTCCCTTAGAAACATCCGAACCGAGCTTTTTAACGCCATCTTTTATGCCCTTTAGGTCTATCTTCGTCGCAAGAGTCACATGTCCGTCCGCCCCGTTTGCCATACGCTCACCCCCTTACTTTAAAAATCGTCTAACAGTTCCATGTCCTGTTTTGAAAGCCCCGATACCGCGTCGATCTTTTCGCGGTTTTCCTCATAATAGCGCTGTTCGGCTTTGTCGAGCTTTTCACCGTCTCTGCGCTTTCTTCGAATATCCACAACCGAAGAAAAAGAACATTCGCCGATCTCCATATACGCCGCAACAAACGTCCACCAATGAACATACGGAACGGATCTCACATCGTAGCCGATTACCTTGTTTATCGGCGCGACCAACATAGGAAAATCCTTGTTCCAGTTCATAAGCGGGGCTTTTTCGTTCGGTTTTTCTTTTATCTCTTCGCCACAATTGATGAAAACCATCATCGCGTCGATCGCTTCCTGTGCGTCCTCGGGAATGTGAAAATCATAAAAGATTGAAAGCGCCGTCCCCGCTCGCTCCGCGTCGGTGAGTTCTTCGTCTTCCAGCACTTCCAAAATATCGAGAATAACCTCATAATCTCCGTTTTTATTGATCTGATATTCCGTGCCGCCGACAGTGACAGTCACGGGAAGACGCACATTTCTCATTTTTTCTGATACTTCTTAAGATATTTATCGACGTTTTTATTCGCCTTATCGCGGTTCTGCTTTGCAATTCTTTCAAGCTCTGGCGTAAGCGCTCCCAAAACTGCAAAAACATTGTATTCCCCATCCACAATGGCGAACGGAGAAAGATATTTGAACAAGACCGCGCTCACATTACTGCCGAAACCGTAGTCGATAGCGTCATAGACAATTTTATTTGTCTCATTGACATAACGAATCGCGTCTTCGGCTTCGGGAAGCCCATCCTCCCCCAGCTTGTACGGTTCGACCGCCTTCGCTTTTTCCTCGATAATCTTTTGCGCTTCTTTCATGCGTTCGAGAAGCTTTGTGTCAGTCGGATTTACGTAAATAAATTCGGGTTCATCTACCCCGTCAAAGTTGATTTCGATTTTCGCAAGACCACGACTTAATTTTACTGCCATTTTCTAACCCTCCAAAAATGTAATATGGAAGCGACGGCGCGATTCGAACGCGCATTAAGTAGAGTCAAAGTCTACCGCATTGCCCTTGTGCTACGTCGCTATGTACGGCGGGTTTCCCCGCCGCGTTTCTTATTCGTCGGGCGTGAATGTGATCGACGAGCCGTCGTCTTTGGGCATTTTGCCCGTTGTGATTTCGCCCGTATAGTTCCACGTAGTGGAAAACGTGAGCTTGTTTCCCGCTTCTCCTGTAAATTCGTTGATTACAATTGCAACGCCTTTTTGCAGACGTGCCTTGCAGTTCGTCGAATCTTCCGCCGAAGCGTCTACCATCTCATACTTTTGCAGAATGTTGATATTTTCGATTCTGCCCTTTCCGCTGAAATACGCGTCAAAGAGCATTCCGCCGAGCTTCGAATCTTTTCTAACCTTAATATCCGCGTCTTGTGTAGGCTTCGGGTTGGAGAAAGTGAAGTCAACATATCCGAGGACATCCTCTTCGCTGTTGGTGTCGACGTTCTGCGCTTCCGTCCACGATGTTACGCCACGTCCTTGTAATTCATATTCGGGCGTACCCGTAGTGGAAACATCTGCGTAAATCTTAAAATGTTTTGTGTCTACAGTAGGATTTGCCAAACTATTAAATTCGGTAATTGCCATGTTTTACCTCCTTGCCAAATATTTATTTGCTAATTTTATGAGCTTTTCTTTTTGCCCTGCTTTTTCCGCCGCTTTGTCCCATTCATATGTTGCGTACGGGTTCGCGTCTCGCCTAAAGTTGAATGCTTCACCATAATACACATAATGCGAATACGGTTGTATATATTCGATTTCAAATGGTCTAACTAACGCCGTGTCTTCAAGAGTTCCCTCGCGACGTGGCGTATACGGGGAAATGAGCCTTTTCCATTCCTGCGCCAAAAACAAACCAAAGCTGTCGTTTTGTACCTTGTCGAAAATGTTTTTT